CCGCACCATCGATTTTTTGCTCGGTGGTTGGCGGATACATGTCGATGAGCTTGTCATACTCCTGCGCCCCGAGAGAGCGGTACTTGAAAGTAATCTCCTCTGTCTCTCCGTCATCGGAGGGCAGAGTGAGAGTAATTTCCCGCTCTACTCGGGGCTTTTTCAGAAGCTTGTCGAGAGTGGCCCTTTTAGACTCTCGGCGCTGCTCTTCTGAAATCTTCACTTTTTCTGCTTCAAGCTGCTGTGCCATTTAACGAAAACCCTTCATGGAGGAGATTGTCAGGGCGATACTACGCTGCAACAGTAGCGGCCTCGTTAGGCTCAATGTTCACCGAACACGTCAGCGTGAAGGTCAACACCTGGTTAGAGGTCATGTTGGAGTTGGTCCGAGAGGTAACCGTGACCGGCCATACCTCAACCTCGTCGGTGGCAATCGGGAGGTTGTCCGTTCCCGTTCCACCAAATCGGCTGATGATGAAGAACCCGGCAGTACCACGCGGGAGGGCGTCCCAGGCGGTGTCAGCGGCGTTGTCACGGTAGAAGTCAGCCGTGAAGGTCGCCTGTGACGTACCAGGAACAGTGGTTTCAAACAGTGTGTCCAGGGACGGCGTAGGCACCGTGTTTCCCTGTGAGGATGCGTTAATTGAGATCAAGAACCCTGTGAGCTCTGTCGCGCCCGCAACCTCGGCAGCCGTAGGCACCAAAGTTGTAGCGGCGACAGTAGTGGCGAAGCCAACCCAAGAGCTCTCATTGGGAATGATGCGTGCCATCGTTACTCCTTCTCCGAGGCTTCGCTCGGCTCATTTTCTTGGTTAAAGTCAAACATGAGGTTGTGGTCTTCTCCAGCCACTTCTTCTGAGGTTTCTTCTACATTTTGAGAAGAAACGGCCGTCCAACCTTTGAGCTCCCACACTTTGAGTGAGCTTTTCATGATTACTGATTCACCCAACTCTGGGTGACGAATCACAATCTGGTCTTGCTTTTTCATTAGGTTCCCTTCGTCACCCATACGGTGAGCTGATCAACCTGACCCCAATATGGAGGGTTGGTTGCATCTACTCTTTGAATGCTTCCGATAGCCGCTGTTGAGATCTTTTGAATTGTGTGGTTGTAACTTGCTGTTGGACCGAGCTGATGAACTGTATGTCTTAGCGGCTTGAGAGCATCTCTCGCTCGGTCAGCCACCCACTCACACTGTTGGCGAGAAACCCCAAAACCAGAAAGGCTGTAAGAAAGAATCCAGTCAGCACTGGTGTCAGACAGGGGACCTGCAGGGGATTGGTTGTTACCCACGCCTGGTGTAAGAACGACATAAGGGACAAAATCTGTCCCCGCCTGATTAGGCTCACCCTGCCATCCGCCCTCTATGGGAGCCTGACCATCTCCTACAGGTTTTCCTAAAAGACTGTCGATCTGATCGATAATGGCGTCAGTCAAAACACCCCGGTAGATCATCCGTTTGGCCCCCTAGTGATTTTGATAGCTCCTGCTTTAGTGAGTCTATCGATCACTGTCTCTAAGACCTTTTCAAAAGCTGGTCTCATATAGGGCTGAGCTTTTACTCCTGGGTGCATCACTCTGCGGGTGACGATGGTCTTCCCGTCCTTAGTCTTAAAGACGAGCTTGCCTCCAGGCTTTTTCGGTTTGATCTCATATGGCGCTCCAGGGAACTCTCCCCGAGATCCTGTACCGAACTCCTGGTATGGCCCATAGATGACCTCTGGACCAATCTCTACGCGCATGGGGGAGGCCCACTTGGCATGGATGGACCCCTGAAGCTTTCCAGTCTTTACAGGGGCCATAGCGCGCGCCTCAGCGGTAATCCTCTGAGCACCATCCATCAAGATAGAGGCAGCGCTTTTCTCGATGGAATCTCCTGAGGCTGCTGAAAGATCCCTGGCAAGTTCTCTGATCTCAGCAGAGGCAGCTACGGTCGCCATGACGAGCTCTCCTCCCAAGCCACGCACTGCATTCTTCTGACGGCTCGCACCAGTCCACCGCCATCAACATCTAAAACCCTAAAAGCTTTTCCTATCAGAGCTTCATCGCTTCGTGCCTCTAAGACAGTCACGATGTCGTCCTTTTGTGGAGCAGGAAGATAGCCTGCAGGAATTGATATATAAGTGGACCTAAGTGTGATATCAGCTTCACCAAGGTCAAGCACCTGCGGACCTGCCACCGAATAGATCCGTGCCTGCCCCTGATAAATCTCTACCCCGGCAGTAGCCACATTCATGCCCGTAGTTGTGTTGAGCTCAACCCCAGCAGCACGGTTAATGGCTACTCGGTCAACCATCGCGCCAAATGCCCGCCGAGTGATGTACTGGCGGGAGTAGCGCGAGGCGGCTCTAAACACTGTCAGATACCTCTGGTAGCGGCTCAGGTTGAGTTCCTCCATAGTCCTGCCTACCTGCCTCACGGTTGTCATGCATACCGATAGAGAACAGAAGAGGCTGGATGGAAGAGTCGAAGTACTCCCCGAAGAGGATTCCACCAGCGTCTGGCCCACCGGCTTCGTTGGTGGCCTTGTACTGGTCCCGAAGGTCTTCTGCCAGTTGCTTGTACTTGGTCTGCAGCTCAGACGTTTGGAGGGACACCCCATCAGCCGAATAGCTGATCTCCCGCGCATACCGGGCAGCGAGCGTCTCACATGCGATAGCGGCTACGTAATACGTGCTGTTGTACGTGGGCATGTGCTTGTCGAGGAGATACTGGAGCTCAGTATCGGTCAGCAGAACGTCTTCTGGGTCAGTGTCCTGAATGAGGAACCGAACCTCATTAAGGTCTGAATCACCAGGGTTACCCGAATAGTCGAAGTCTACTTCGGTCATCGTCGGCTCCTTCGGTGCTTTTTGTTTTCCGACTTGATGTTCTTGTAAGACTTCTGGCCCGCATAGCTGGAAGCCCCACCGCCGATAGAACCACCAATGACAGTCCCGGTAGGAATTTTCTTAAGGTCTACTGGAACTGCTTTTCCCTTAGGAAGCTTTACGGTTCGTATTGGTATATGAGCACGCCGAATACCAAGACGAATAAGGCCAGCAGCGCCAAGACCCACTGCAGCACCCGTGCCAGCCTTGACGGCGGTATTCCGTGCCGCATTCTTCACCTTCTTCTTTCGCGGTGACTCGTCATAAGCACGCACGGCAGTACCAGGGAGAACAGCCGCAGCAGAATCAGGCATCCGATCAGGCAAGATCCTTTTGGACAGCCTGTAGTCATAGACGCCGAATGCACTATCAGCCACTAGGCTCTCCGCTGGACTGTGGCCTTCTTTGTCTTGGCCTTTGGCGGGGGAGCGTCTTTCCACTCAATGAAGCCGAACCGCTCCCATGACTCCCGACGAATCCATGACTCAGCCTCAGGAACTGGATCTCCAATAGCGCGAGTATCCGTACCGACCTTAAGGTTCCTTTTAGCGATCCACATGGTCAGCGGCCTTCTTAGCCGTCTTCTTGGCTGTGGCTTTCTTCTTAGGCGGCTCGGGGGCAGGCTCGACAACCTCTGCGTCTCCCCAGTACACCCATGACCCGATAATCTCTGGCGGGTCTTCGATGATGTCACCAGGAGCGTAGAGCTTTTCCCCGATCTGCAAAGGCTTGCGAGCTCGGTATTCGGTCATACGTCAGTCCCCCGACGAAAAGTCTCGTTCGGCTGGGTACGCGGAGTTGAGTAAACGCCCGCCTGAACGCGGTCAGAGCCGGTGGGGATCTTCTGCTTGTTGCCAGTCGCCTGAACAACAGTGGTCCGTACCTTGGTGATCTTGTTAGCAGCAATCCACGCATGAATAGTCGGGACACTAGGGAGGACAGACGTAATGTCGTCTCCCGGTTCGTAAGTAGTGCCACCAATCTTCAAACGAGCATTGGCGAGATACTTGTCAGCCACTTTTACTCCTTAGAAGGGAAAGAGGGGCCAGTACTCCTCCATACTGGCCCCTCCCTCCGCTTTAGGTGGATCAGGCGACAGCCGACGCGAGGAAGACACCCATGTCAGGTGCGATGACCTTCATGTCATAGGTCATCTCAGCCTCAACGCGGTCCGACGCGATGTGCTCCTGGCGGAAGCTCTTCACCCGAATACCCTGGCTGTTACCAGCCGCGTATCCATTCCAGGTGAAGGTGTATCCCGCTGCAGGGGTCATCAGCGACGGGCTAGACGGCGTGTAGCACAGAAGAGCGGCCTTGGAGTTCGCAATGAACGAGTAGGTCGCAGCAGCATCCTGAGCAGAAGCATCCGTCAGTTCTGGCGTGGCTGCACTGGTCGCATACGAGACCAGAAGCTTGTTAACACCAAACAGACCAGCGATCAGGTCTTCGGTGACAACGCCCTTCTGGGTGTACTTGATCCGGTCCAGAATGTCAGGGTGGTTCTTGAGCACCCGCATGACGTTCGCGCCCACGACCATCGTGTTCGGACTGAAGCCAGTCAGCTCACGGAAGTCAATGGTGTACTGCGCGATGTTAGCAATCGGGTCAGAACCAGCCTGATCCCACTGAAGGAACTGAGCACCAGTCGGGCCTGAAGAAACACCCGTCTGGTCCGTAGCCCACACGCCAGTCTTGAAGTAGGCATCTGCCCAGTCCAAGTCTCGCTTCAGCAAGAGCTGATTGGTGATGAACTTCGTCGCATCGGCGTCCAGACGGAAGTTTCCATCAGCGTTCGCACGCACCTGGTCATCGATGTCCTTGTGGACAGCGTAGACGTGGCAGAAGTACGAATCTGTGTCAAACTTCCAGCCCACACCAGGGGACTCTGTCCCTGGGGCGCGCCTCTGAACGTCAGTACGACGCCAGTCAGACTTGCTGTACTTCCAGTACAGATCTGACTGCTTTTGCACAGGCACCTGCGGGAACACCTTGTTGCAGATGTACTCCGTAGGTGACTGGAGATATGCGACCGAAACGTTGGTCAACGGAACGTTGACGTGAAGGTCGCTCTGAGCCGGGTTCGGCATAGTTAGCCACTACCTCCCTTACGCGCCCAGTCGGAGCAAGCAGGGGAAAAGTTCTCCCGCACCAGCATCCGCCAGAGCAACTCCGACAACGAGAGCGGCGTCAGTCGGGAGCGTGGCAGTAATACCCGTTCCGTCAATCACACCGTCCACCTTGATTGCGTCACCAGCGGAGACCCCGCCAGTTCCTGCGACTACCTTGCTGACACCACGAATGGCGACAGTGGCAGCCATGTTTTCGTACTGCGGCTTGTTCTGGACAACGCCCAGAATCAGCTCGTTGGCAGTAGCATCTGCGAGGCCCACCGTTGAAGCTGTGGCTGTGGCTTTCACAAACTTGTACTGGTTACCGCCGTTAGGGTCCGCTGACCCTGGCTGCCCCGGAACTCCGGTATAAACGGCGAGACTGGCATTGGCCTTAAGGCTGATGGACCTAATGGCCTCTTCGAACGCCATGTGTTGTTCCCTCCCTTACCGAAGGTTCCGCGAGGCGAGGTATTCCTCATACGCCTCTGGGTTTTCAGTGAAGAACCCCTCCATAGCCTCAGCCTTGGAGATGTCGCCCTTGGAAACCGTGCCATCGAGAATGGCGTCAACCTGCGAGATGACCTCGTTGTTGTCGCCGCCACCCTCAAAACCAATCTCCGAAGAGATGTAGTCATAGGCTTCCGAAGCCGCATCCAAAGCCTTAGCGATGACCGAGCAGTCGTCGTAGCTCATGGTTTCCGCCATGCGCATGAGGACTGGTCCGAGCTCATCGCCAGGAATGGGGAGGTTGTACGTGTCAGCCTTGGCGATGTAGTCCTTCGTCAGACGAAGCTCGCGTTCAGCCTTAGCGATCTCCTCGGCAGCACGAGCACGCTCGTCAGCCTTGGAAATCTCATCGAGCGCCTTGGAGATGACCTCATCGCGGTCCATCTCAGTCAGCGCCTTGGACAGATCCTCTCGGACCCGCTCTCCGAGGGACTTGCCCTCAGTCTTTCCGAAGGGGTCAGCGCTCTTGGAGACTCCAGCTTCAGCCAGCTCCCTGGTCTCTTCAAAGGACTCTTCCTCATTTGAGGCTTCATCCTCGACGTACATGAAGGCGTTGCCTTCACCGTCATAGACCACATCACCGTGCTCAAGCGCGGACTCGTCCAGAAGCTGACCGTCCTCACTGTAGATCTCGGGCACTGTTTCCTCCTCGGTCGCCCGCTTGGCGATTTCCACTTTTGCGTGCTGATTGGCAGGACGGTCCACCAACGAGACCTCATCGATCTCGATGTCAGATACCTCACGCACTGTTCTGGCCATCGCCTCTCCTTATTAGTAATACTACAGGTCTTGCAACCCACAACTAAGAATTCTTAGTTAAATTCTCTTCTTGCGGGCTTCGGCCCGCTGAAGGGCCGCATAGTTGTAACCACCAATGCCGCCAATACCAGTAGCTCCGGTACTGAGAGCCCAGGCAGCGTTAATTCCTTTGTCCTTTGCAGCTTTTGCTTTTTGGGGATCTGAAAGAGCTTTTACCTTCTTGGGGATGTACTTCTTTTTACTACCAAGCTTTGGCCCCAACTTAGATGAGTTTCTAGCAACAATGGGGAGTGCTCGTGATCCCCCCATGGCAGCCAAACCGGCAATACCCAGCGTGGAGGAAGCAATGGTGAGACGAGCAGATCTCTTCTTCCTCTGCCTCAGCTCATCCTGAGAGGGCGGGGGCTTTTCTG